GTTCCATGTTTGGAAGGCTCGGATTTAATCGTGCTTTTACCTTCTCTTGACTTTTTCCATTGTTTCGCAACTCGCTTGCGACGAGTTGGTTTCTTGCGTTCTTCAGCGACGGGGGTATTATCCACCGGCAAGGGTGGATCAGAAACCCCTGTTCGAGCGCTGAGGACATCCTCGTCAACAACGACGTCAACGCGTGAAGGTGTTGCGGCAACGGGCGTGCAGAATAGAGGAGCTGAAAGGAGTTCCTCGACCGACTTGACGGTAGCCATCCATTGTTGGAATAGCTTTCTGTCGAAGTCTTCAAACTGCTCAACAAATTCCACGTCCATCCATCCGCCAACATTTGTGTTGGGGTACTGGACGGATTCGTCGAATTTGCTCCACCAATTACCGACTCCATGAAGACACTTGGGTCTAAAGGGTGACAACAATAACACGCGTTTGCAATACTCCCCAATGACTGGGGTGTTGCCGTCAGTGGCGACGTAAGACATTGCTTTCTCGACCAACTTTTGCTCAGGTGTAACGCCTTGAGGGAGGCGAACCGTAACATGGAACTTTGAGAGCTGTCTCTTGACATCGCACATACTATCAGGAAGTCCATTCCAGACTTCTGGTGAATAGTAGCGTGCCAAGAAGTTAACCCCTCGGTCCCTTCGTTGCAGTACATTCGCTTCCAAGATGAGTCCGACCTTTGAGGCTGCCCAAAGATGGTTCTTTGAGGGGAGGTCAGCATCAAGACCGTCGTCACCAAGGTGAATTCCGAGAGCGTCGAACGCTTGTTTCGGCGAGTACTCGCTTCCGTTTTCTTTCCGGACATTTCTAAAAGCGAGGTACGCCGTAAAAGCGGCGCGTAGCGTTTGGAAAAGGCTTGTTGCGGAACAGCCTGATCCATGCGATGGACCCTGGTCAAACGTGGTTCCATAAGGCAAGTATCCTTTATTGTCGACATTTGTCTTAAGTAATTCGTTCAATACAGTGCGGTGATTTGAAAAGGCCTTCATACAAATCACCCGCTCAACCCGTCTCAACACATATGAAATCGTACCATCCATGCGGTGATAATCTGAAATATTTACTGTCTGTGCGTTGCTACAGATTTCAGCTACACGGTTTGCGATTTCTAGAGGTGTTTTGCCGGGGCCATACCACTTAAACTGCTTGCAATGCTCTGATAGAGCTAGCGCGAACATGGCCATATCTAGTTTATCTGCGTCATTGTAAGTCGAGATATTCCTGGGGTCTTTGACATCAGGGTATGCTTCAGCCTTACAAAAACATTTCAAAACCATTTGACGATAATGGCCCGTCAACACTGCTTTGCGTAAAGACAGCTTTTGGGCTGCACTGGTCTGCTTAGAGTCCACACTCTCATAGCAGACAGGTTCCAGGTGCACATTCTGCACGATGAGTTCCGCAAACTCATCCATGCACTGGTCACGGAAAGGTGAAGGTTTAGGCTCTGGTTTCTTAAGGTTATTAATCCTTCCCTCCACACACGCTTC